ATAAGTTCTCAGAATATTCTTCTCGTAGATCTGGTCATAAACACGAGACATTGCTGATAGACCTTCCATCGGCTTATTAGGACAACGTGTATAGTAAAGTGTCGTAATGTTTGGCAGAGGATTGTCATTATAAGTTCTGATTGGAATACGACCTGAGGAAAGAAGTCTATCACCGTTTGACCAGTTTGGTGACCAGTAGTAGACTTCGTCATGTAGTGTGTCATAGATCTCTACAATTTCGACATAGAGATAATCATCAGGTAGATCAGCATAGTCTGAAGCAGTATAAGTGTTTCTGTCTGAATATTGATCGAAGTAATCTCTCTTTGGAACCGGTGTAAACTTCTTGTTGCCCCACTTTTGTTTGGCTTCGACCATGGTCATATAGTAGTTGTGTCCAATAAATCTGCTGTCTTGTTCAGAGCATGCATCACGGTCAACAATAACTTCCCAACAGGGTAGAGCCTCAATGGAAACCTTATCAAGCATTTCGTCAGAAGGCTCAGGACAAAGCTTAAGAGCACTGTATTCATAGATCAATGCCAAACGACTAGCAATCTCTAACTGTTCTCTCTGGTTGTATAAGAATCTGTTGCTTGCAGCCTGTGCCATTTTAGCATCACCACCAGTAGCAGCAATATCATGACCGATAACGACTGCAGGTGTTCTTGTAAATAGAGATGCGATAAAGCCTTCAATATAAGCAAATGCATCAGATGTTTCGATTCTGATCATAGTATTGTCATATTCTTCTGACTGCCAGAACTTAGTCTCGTAAGCGTCCTTGTAACGCTTCAGTTCGCCTGCTTTCTGTTGCCAGTAATCTTTGTGTTCAGAATAGACGATCTGTACAAAATCGACTTTATCTTTTTCGGTTCTTGCCATGGATTTCTCCTTCGATAGTTTATATATGTTTTACAGATGTTTTTTACTAATTATATCGTCTTTTATTTGCAATGGCAACGCCACCACGATTTAATACCCTTTCAGCCTGACGATGTTTAACCCAATGTGGTAAGTATTCGACCTGAGGTAGATTGACACGGTCCAGTGCCATATAAGCCAATGCCAGTGCAACAGCATTATCACTGTGCGCATCATTGATATATTTCAGTTCGATGTGTCCTCGATCATTAACAGTAATTGCTCTTAGTTCTGAATAAACAATATTGTCTAGCATTGTGCAATAACCCTGTTGAATATTGACCTTTAGATTCTCGAACATTTCAGTCTTGCTCTTTAGTGTAGTGATCCAGTCTCTGCCACTGCTGTCCTTCCAGATTTTTCTGTAGCCCATGTGATTCATTTCATTGAGCACAACATTACCGAAGTTATTGCTTTCGACTAAGACATAAGCATTATTATACATCGTCGCCAAATCAACAACACGCTCTGCCAAATAAACAGGACTTACCTCGTTAGATCTATACACACACACAATTTGGTAGGATCGCTTTGACAGCACATAGACAGTGGACCAATCTCTACCGACGCCAGCAGAAACGTCAACACCAATAGCGTACATATCACCAGGATCAGGTTCACATAGAATTGTAGTTTCTCTTGGTTCAATCTGCACAATCTCGACATCTTCAAAGTCCTCAGCTGATAGATAGACGTTACCAGCAATTGAATAAGCATCTTCAATACAGCTTGGATATTCTCTGATGAACTTCTGCCTATTGCCCATCTTACCCATTTTCAGACGTCGCCAATAGATCTGTTCTGGATCTAAACCCCACTGTTCAGCCAATGCTTGTTCAGCATCAGTCATCTGAAAGTCTTTGTCTACTTTCTCTCTGTATTCTTTATGGACAAACCACGGGAAAAACAAGTAATTCCATTTAGCATCACCCCGCTCATGAGACATAATCTCTTGGTGTAACGCATCATTGAAGTGATTAGCAGTCGATTCAATAATTAGCTGTCCGTTATTTAGAGCTGATAGAGCAGTAGCTTTCAGTTCTTCAGGATTCGGAGCAAAAGCATATTCTGAGATCTGAAGATAAGAACATGTAAAAGATCTCAAACCACCCTTACCTTCAGCCGAAACTGCAATGACTGTAGCACCTGAATCAGCAAAGCGCATAGTCGTAGTATTCTCTACATCAAGTGGTCTCTTCAGGAACTTAGGAAGATTATGATAGAATGTTTTATGGATCTCTAACAAGTGCTTTGATGATGCCAATTTATGACTGAGGATAGCAATAGTAATTGGCTCTGTTGCTGTCCATAACTTCCAAAACAGATAAGCAGACACAATAGTAGATGAGCCGATTTGTCGACCTTTAAGGATTAGCGTATCGTCTTCTTCTACTAGAGCTTTAATAATTTCTATCTGCTCTGCATTTGGTTTGAGACGAATGAGCTTTCCGTTTTTGTCAACAATCTTTAATCGACTGATGAATTCAATTGGATCTGATATTATTTTTAGAAGTGCTCTGCTCATTTACTTTTTCATATATTGTTGGATCTCTATAAGCGATGCGACGTCTTCAGATTTACCTGAAGGTTCATGTCTGTCCATCAGCGCTTGTAGTAAGTTTTTAATGTCTGTGGGTGATAGTGTTACAAATTTACCCTCAGTGTGCAGTTCTTTACGAGATAATTCTAGCAAAGCCCAGACAATTTCATAAGGATCTTTGTTGTCAATTCCGCTTCTGAAACGGGTGTCTACTTTCTGTCTACGTGGCATTTAAGTACCCTCCTGTATAGATATTCTAAGATACGTATTCCATAAAATATAAAATTTCCTCTTCACTTAGATATACAAAGTCATTTTCTGAAATGTCAACAAATAAGTGTGCTTTGTCTCCTACTATTTCAGGATCCCACCCAAACTTCTCGATATCTAGTGGTGAAACAGGTGATACGTAATAGTAGTAGATTCCTCTGTGGTCTCTTAGAATATCGTTAAATCTGAGGTCAAGCATGGTGTTCTCCTTCAAGGGTTACTTTATATTTATTCTTCTCCCCCAGTTTTATCTAGATGTGGTAAGTTTTTAGGGTTCCACTTGCATTTGTCGAAGTGCCAACGTCTCATGATCCGAGGTGCTCCTTCAGCACCACAATAAGGACATGCTACTTTAGTTTTAGCCCACTTCTTTTTAGCTTCAGACATTTTCTGTTTTGTTTCATCAGATCTCTTAGTACCTTTCATGGTTTCAGAGATCTTCTTCTTGCTCTCTTCTGAATGATTACTTCCTTTCTTCATATATTCTCCTCCCCCAAATTTCAGGTTCCTGAGGTGTATAACTTCTGATGATCAACTGATCATGATTATCGACATACACAAAGACTACTTTTGGTTTAGTTTCTTTCATCACGTTCTCTTAGCTCCACTGAGATTACATGTTCAATAGCTTCTAGTCTTCGTGTATCTATTAGATCTAGATTATCTAGTAGAAGTCTGAGGTTATAAGATACGCTTTCTTTTAGATTCTGTTGACGTACTGAATTTGGTACCTCAGCTTTCATACTTCTCCGCCCAGCTTCGAATTCTTTCTTACCTTTAGTTTTAGCCCATGCTGACTTAAGAACTGACATGTTGTTATCTCCTATATGTATAAGTATAGCCTAAAAGTAGAAAGTTTATAATAAAGTTTTAGTATTCCTCAGTTTTTAAATACTATAAAAGAATAGGTTACTGAGGAATTCATCTTCACCTTATTTTCTGAGGAGCTATCTTCCCTTTGTCTCTTCAGATTATTTAGGTGGGTGCCACTATTCTCATCTGATGCCTATCGATCCTTTGTTTAAAGATTTCTCTTTAACCGTCTCCTCTTCTAACTGGAGACATCTTTGCGGAAGGTCAGTACTTTTAATCCGTTATCTCTTCAGTGTCTAGATACCGCCGGGGATATCATCTTCAGAGCATCATTATAATTAAAAGTCAGAGGCAAGTGGACTATGTTCAAAATTCAATGTTTAATATTCAGTGTTGTTACTAATAAATATAACCTTCAGACCGAATTTATACAAACTTTTTTATAATTTTTTTTGTGTGTATTTTCTTATTTAGTTATATATAATAAAGAATATAGGAGCTAACATGATTCCCATTGATCTTATGTTTCAGATGATTATTCCCCTCTTTCTATTTGGTCTTTTTCTTAATCTTTGTGTAAGAATCTTTAAATATTTTTGTGATCTTACTGATAAAATTTGTGCATATTTTAGTAAACTTTCTGCATGATCGATATACTTATATATAAGAGGTCCTCACCTAGCCTCTTCAAAAACAGGAAATTTATCTAACATCCAAAACTATAATTCCATTTAAAATTCAAGTCAACTTAACCTAATCTATAAGTCATTTAGACGTGTATCGGCAAACGAGGTGAAGCTGTGAACGTCCCTGTTTTAGACCCCGCCTGGCCAGCGGGGTTTTTTTATGGAGGAGCCATGTTACTAAAAATAAGCGGACACAAACCCGTATCAAAGAAAAACAAACTGAAGTTTGGCAAAGGCCGAGCTTATAAAACCTCAGATGTCACACAGTGGGAAGACTTAGTAA